TACAGCATTCATTGCTGTGCTTGAGCTTGCTACAGCATTCATTGCTGTGCTTGAGCTTGCTACAGCATTCATTGCTGTGCTTGAGCTTGCTACAGCATTCATGTATTTATCACTTCTAGCTAACGCATCCGAAGTGTAGATAGTTGCATTATCTAAACCTGCCAGCTTCGCTACTATTTTTGATATTGCTAAGTCAACTTCTTTTACAGAATTGAAAGCTTCTTGATTATTTGCTATAGCTGTTATAATACTTAGATTATTTTCTATACTTTTACAAATATTAAGTACTGTTACTGTATCTTCTCCAATTACTACTAAAGCTTCCTTCAAACTTTTATATTCAATGTTTATATCTTTTATCAGATAGAAAAGTTCTCCCTCAACTATAAGATTTGTTGAATTATAAGCAGTATTTGAATTTGAAATTAAATTTGTTTTATTTGACTCAATATTGTACAAAGCATTATATGTTTTTAAAATATTTGCTAATATATTTTTTACTACATTCTGATTTGCTAATACTAAATTTAGGCTTTCTTGATTAGCTAGTAATAATTGTATCGCTTCTAAATTTTTAAATATATATGATACAGATTCCTGATTTGTTGATATATAAGTCATTGCTTCAGTACTATTTATTATAGCTTCTCTAATTACATTATTTTCTAAAATCGCTTTTATAACAGCTGGCTCTGCTGTAACTTTTAAAATATATTGTCCTAGCAAATCCATTGCATTTGGGCTTGCAACAACTGCGTCCATACTTGTTTTACACATAGTTAAAGCTACTATTGCATTACTATTATTAAGTATCGCATTAGTAGCTTCTGTATTTGCTAATATTTCATCTATAGTTGTAAGACTTTCTAAATCAGTACTATTTAAACTAAAAGTAGAATTAAACCATGCTCCTATAGTTGACTTTTCTTGTTCCCTTGTAACATATCTATCATACCCTGCTTTAAATTTTTCCTCTAATGAATTATAATGCTCTACAGTCATTCCTTTTACTACATTATCAGCATTCCCCAAACTAAATATATCTGTTCTGTAAAAGGCATTTAATTGTTCCCCCAGCTTAGTACTTTTATCAAACAGATTATCAATGTCTGTTTCTGAAAAAGCTGTATACACAACTTCTCTAATTCCTCTATCAGAAAATAAATATAAACTATTTAAGTACAGCTCTTCCCAAATCCTATGATTACCTTCATATAAAAGATAACTTTCAGAACCATTTAACTTCAAATCTTGTAAATAATTTAAATAATTTAAAGGTTCTCCTTGAATATCACTATTTATTTTATAAACCTCTGCCCAACTCACTAAATCACCCCTTCATTTGTAACAGATTCTTCTATCATTCCTTTTTTAAAGTTAGTTATTGTTGTATTTATTAATATATCATTTATATACTTTTCTTTTGATATAGAACCATTTGTATTAAACTTTGTAATATACTTGATATTATTATCTAATATTTCTATTATAGAACCATTTGTGTTAAATTTTGTTTCTTTATTTTTATAAGTATCTAATTGAGAAAGTTTTTCTTTTTCTTCAGTTGTATAATCTTCTGTAGAAAGTTCTTTGCCTTCAACTTTCTCAACATATATATCATGAATATGTTCTAAATTAGCTTTTTTATCTAATCCATCTTTTAATAATCTTTTTGTCTCTATACTAGAATAAGCACTTTCAAGAGATTCTATATCATCATTAATAGTAAATTTTATAAGTTCAATAGCAGAACCACCATTAACTACTGTAACTTCAATATCTATAGCAACTTCATTAAATAGTACTATATTATTATCATCTATAATTTTGTAAGATGTAATCAAACTTTTCCTATTAAGTTTATCTATTGAAGAGACTAATATTTTTTGAGTAACAAGATTATGCTCTACTGAAAGTTCAAATCCTCCATCAACTTCAATCCATTCAGATGTATCATATGATTTATTAAATGCTACATTTATTCCACCAGCAATAAGTTGCTCTATTTTTAAATCTAGTTTATTAAAATCATAAGTTAATCTCTCTTTTAAAGTATCTTTTATCTGACCATCTGTTGTTTCTTTTGATTGTAATATTTCTCCTGCTGTATCTAAATTTTCTAATTCATTGAACCTTTTTTCAAACTCAGTTATTTTATTGCTAACAGTTGTTGTCATATCTGTCTTAGCAGTGTTTACTTCAACTATTTTGTTATCAACCTCATCTACTTTATCATCTACTTTTTTCTGCATATTAATTATAGATGTCTGCCTAGTTGATTCATTTAGTTCTCTAGTTCCCTCATTACTTTCTCTAAGCTCTTCATTCTCTTCTCGTTTAGTTTCTGAATTTTGTCTTATTGTTTCATTTGCTTTTCTTGTTTCTTCATTTGTTTCTCTTGTTGTTTCACTAACTTTTCTAGCTTCCTCATTGGTATTTCTGGCTGTTTCACTATTTTTTCTTATTTCTTCACTTGCTTTTCTAGCTTCTTCATTAGTATTTCTTGTTTCTTCACTAGTGTTTCTTAATTCTTCACTTGCTTTTCTAGTATTTTCATTACTTTTTCTTATTTCTTCATTTTCTTTTCTTGTTTCTTCATTACTTTTTCTAAGGTCTTCGTTTTCTTCTCTTGTAGTTTCTGATTCTTGTCTAGCTACTTCATTAGCAACTCTTGTTTCTTCGCTACCATTTCTTATCTCTTCACTTGCTTTTCTCGTATTTTCATTTGATTCTCTAGTTTCTTCACTAGTTTTTCTTATTTCCTCATTTGATTCTCTAACAGTCTCATGAGCTTCTCTTGTTTCTTCATTAGTATTTCTAGTTTCTTCACTTGACTCTCTGACTATCTCATTTGTTTTTCTTATTTCTTCATTAGCTTCTCTTGTTATTTCACTTGTCTTTCTTATTTCTTCATTGGCTTCTCTTGTCGTTTCACTTGTTTTTCTTGTTTCTTCATTAGCTTCTCTAGTAACTTCCTGTGTTTTTCTTACTTCTTCACTCTCACATCTTTCAACTTCACTATCTTTTCTCTGATTTTCGCTTTCAATCCTTACATTCTCATTACCAATTCTAACATTTTCAGAACTTATTCTAATTTCTTCATTAGATTTTCTTACATTTTCATTTTCTTGTCTTTCTTCTTCATAACTTAATACATTTAATATGTCCTTTATTATATCCCAGCTAGGCTCATCCTCTATTGCATTTCTATTTATACTTTTTTCAACTTTTATTATTGTAGAAAACGTAGTAACTACCTTATCATCTTTGTATAAAGTTATCTCAGAAATAACATCTCCTTCTTCTGAAAGCTCTATATGACTTAATTCAGTATAAACAGTTGAACCTTCTATGGTACAATTTTTCTGAGTAACTCTTCCACTTGATAAATAAAAAAATGCTAATGCTGTATATCCAGTTAAATCAACATCTATAGAATCTTGTACTATTCTCATGTTATAAGATACATTATTATCGTTTTGCTTATATCTTGCTATTTGATACATCTTTGTGTTGATATCTACAATATAAATTCTATCTCTCAAGATTTATCACATCCTCTCTATGCATCTATTCCTCCCTTAAACTCTTCAACACTTTCCTTTAACCAATTGTAGCAAGCTTGAACTTGATTTACTCCACTTATATCTAATGTATTTGTATCTAAATATAGGGCAAAATCATCTTCCTTCATCATATAATTCTTAACAATTATTGGTTGCTTATTATCTAATCTTCTTTGTTCATCTTTATATCCAGCAATAAATACATTACATTTTTTTGCACCATAACTACTATTTATTGTTGTTATCCTCCAATAGTTAGCAGTTTGCCCCATTGCAGTTGTTATATCCTTAGAAATTGCCATGTTGTTCTTCTCCTCCCATTATTTTAAAATACTCATGTTCTTTATCAATTCTACTTCCCTTTACACTAAAATCTACTTTCCCAGTATATCCAGATACTTTAAAATATCCATTCTGTTTTTCTACAACTTCAACTTTCCCATTAGAAGGAAATACTGCATATCTTGAAATAGTCTTAGCATATGTACTGTCTAATTTAACTATAGTTCCTGTTTCCTCTACTTCTACATCAAATAAAATATCTTCTATTAAGGTTTGAGGGCTATCAACTGGTGACATACCAAAAATAGTTCCATCAATTTCAATAGAACCTCCATTTTTACTTCCATCACTATAAAAAGCATGTCTTTCTCTTCCTCTACAATAAATAGCAGCATTACCATCATCCCATGCTACAAAACCAGTTTCACCACTTTCAGTATACAATCTTAATGCACCAGACATATCAAATTGTGCACTATCCCACCTTATATCATCTTGATAAAAATAAACTCTTGAACGAGAAAAGTTATTGTAAATAACTGTACTACCTATGTAAAAATTTATTGAAGAGCCATCTACAGCTACATAGTGACTTCTATCATACTGGAATCTAATTGATTTACCTATCCCAACACCATTTAATGCAGTAGCATCTATTGCACATTCAGCTCCATTACCTGAAAAAAGTAGTATTCTTGGGTTTGATGAACTAGCTCCTATTTTGTCACATAAAATAGTACCTGTGTCTATATAATCAGCATTTATATATAATCTACTTCCTCTTAAATATATCCCACAATTTCGATTTCCTGTTAATGCATCAAATACTGCTTGTTGGTCACTAGTTAAAACACTTTCATAGTTGTTTTTATCACCTATAGATAACTCATTAGCTCTTATATTAACTTTTCCATTACTATCTACTTGTAAAGTTATATAGCCATCATTATCTCTGACAGTTAAATTTCTACCATTTATAAATTGACCTTCTAAAGTACCAGTTTTTATATAACTAGCATTTAGATATAATTCATTCCCAACCATATAGAGTCCCTTTGCAAGACCATTGTTAGTTAGTTTATTAAATATCTCAAGTTGAGTTATATCGTCTATTTCTCCGCCAATAATAGATTCCAATGACTTTCCTTTTAATGTAAAGGTAGTTGCTCCTATATGCACATTTCCAAAACTATCTATATTTAAAGTTGTTTGGCTATTTCCATCAACTACAACTAAATTTTTTGCTTCAATATACTGTCCTTTTACTTTTCCTACATTTATCTTATCTGCATCTAAATCTCTTATAACTGCATGACCTATAGCTGCTTCTTCAAAATATTCAGCTGCATCACTTAACTTTCTAGTTGTTGCACTAACTTCATTTGAAAATTCATTATAGTTATCATGTGTATTTCCTGCCCTTACTCTATAATACCAAGTTTGCATAGGCTTAACTTCATGGAGTAATGAACTTGCTTGACCCGCATATATCCTATTTGTATATCCTATAGTATCTGGTTCAAATCCTTTTATTTGAGATGCATATACTTCATAGTTATAATATAGTTTATTATCAAATGTCCAATCTAACTGAATCATACTCCATAACCCTAATGCTGTGACATTTGAAGGCTCTGGAAGTGTATCTGGAAAATTATCACTTTCAATTACAATATTATCTACATTATTTTGAACCTTATCTATTTTTTCTTCTAAATCATCTATTCTTTCATCTTTAAAATGATTTACTAAGTCCCCAATTTCAACCGAATTGTATTTCTTTAATACTGGATTATATTCAGTTTTTACTACCCTTGCAGTAGCATTTATACCTAGATTATAGTCTCTAACTATTATTTCATCATCCATATTAACAGTCTCAAGCATTTTATAGCTTTTATAATCTTCTGTAGTTGATAAATCTACAAATTCAACTTTATAAGTAACTTTAGGTAAATCAACATTATTTTCAGTAAAATAATCTTTACATTTATTCCTTAAGCTTTCTTCATTCTTCACATCATCATCTGAAAAATCAATTGCAACAATTCTTTGAGTTGGATAATTATTTATATATTTGCTTTCTATATATTTTTCTGATAGTGTAATTTTTTTATTTTTACCACTTTTTTTAGTTGCATATGGATATATCTTAGTTATGACTTCTTGTGTATCATAAGTAGCTGTAAGACCTGTTATATTCTTCCTATATGCTAGTAATACATTGTTGCTTTCTCCAATATTATTTAATAAACTTATATTGAAATTATCTCTTTTTAGTTTAGACTTATTATTAAATAATTCTTGTATGTCAGATATAGCATTATGTGGGCTTACACAAGAGATGGAAAAGTCTTTATTTCCTGTTATATCTGAATATCCTACAAATCTATTTTCTTCAGTACATGACCTAAATATTTGATTAAGAGCTTCTTCACAGGTAACATTTTTAAGTTCTAAATTTTCTATAAAATTATTTAATAAATCATAACTAATGTGTTCTGCTTTAACTAATATTTTTCCATCAAGTTCCTTAGAAATATAGTAAATCCTAAATAATTGATTTTTAAGCCTTGGAGAAGCATCAGCCATAACTATTTTATTATAATCAATTTCATCAAATAAAAAAGAGCCCACATAATATGTAAACTCTAACTCAAATAGTCCATTTAATTCTTCTGTAACTTTTGTTTCAACTGCATCTTTTAGAATCCCCAAACCATTATTTTTAAAATTTGTTTCATTTGCTTTATATAATCTAAGCAATCTATAACACCACCCATCTAGGTTCTATCTCTATTTTTTCTACATCTCCAGAGTATGTTATTATATTTTCACCATGTTTAAATGTTGGAAAATCTCCAAACATCCTACTATTTTCATTAACTACATCATTTGTATGAATATCTATTTTGTAAGCATTCATAAGTTCACAATCAATATATATATGCCCTTGAACTTCTGTAAGTTCTATCACCTCATTATTTATTTCTAATGTTATATCTCCATTTCCAAATACTTTTATAAGAGGATACGAAGCCATTCCAGTGTTTATTAGCTTAGAATCTGATTCATTTATTGTAATTAAATTATTAACTAATTCTTTCTTAAGTGGTTTACATTCAAATGTAATCTTAAAATATCCTAAATCTTTTATAATTTCTTCTAAATCTAGTTTGTTAATACAAACTGCTTCTCTATAATAGTTTGGGTCAGTACTTATAATAAGATTTTTATATGAAAAATCAGTTTGTAACCACATCTTTATTTCAGATGCTAGTATATTAATATCTTTACCATCTACATCTATATAGCATTCTATTTCAAGATTAAAATTACTATAACAACCTTCATCTAAAATAAGGCTCCCATTCCTTCCTGGTATCTCTATTCTTTCAAATCTACGTTCTGGCGATGCAAGTTCATTAATATCTGTAATTACAATACCAAAATCTCTACTATTTATTTTGCCATATTGAAAAGAAACTAGTTCATTTTCACTGACACAGTATTGTAAAGCCAAATTATCACCTCCTATATATAAAAAAAGAGAGGATTCAAATTTTTATTTTGATACATCCCCTTCTATTTACTTTGCATATTTTTGCTAAGATGTGATATAATAAAAGCAAGAAGAACTACAATCTATTGTCAGTAGAGCGGAGTTCATAATTAAAAGCTAATTATTTTTTATGGAATTTGATTTTTAAATCAAACTCCCAGCCACTCTTTCGCACAGAGTGGCTTTTTACTTTTGCAAATATCTTACTTATTAAGCAAAATATTAAGCTAGCAATAACACCAGCTATTACATTAAGTAAAAAGTTGTTCATACTTACCACCTCCTTTCATTAGAAAGTAGGTTTTATCTCAGTATGAACTCCACTCTTAGATTATAGGTTACATCTTCTTGCTAAAAGTATTATACCACAATTTGGATATTGAAAAGATATTATCACATTAAAACTTTAGTTTTCTATTTGTAATAAATGCTATTTCAGAACCTATTTGCTCTATATCTTGTTTAGTATTATTTATAAACTTTTCTATATGTAAAGTCAACTCAACTTTCTTATCACTACTTTTTTCACTATCGACTTTACTATTATTATTTATATTAACAGTTGCATCCTTCAGTAAATTATTTGATGCTATCCCTCTTGCCAGAGTATCTGAATATGCTATACTTTGTAAGTTTTCTATTTCATTTCTAAACCTTGCTGCTTCTTTTCTTCCTCCTGTAGGTATATTTACATCTTTAAATCCTATATTAGAAAGTTGTTTATTTATAGAATTAACTATGTCACTTAAAACCTTACCCAATGCTCCTTGCATAGATTTAATACCATCTATCATACCTTGCATAGAATCTTTGCCTGTTTCCATAAACATGGCTGGTACTACTCCAAATTTATCCTTAAAACTTTCAATTTGTTCCTCTATACTTCTTTGCATTTCTTGACCTAGTTTTCTATATTCTGCATCATAAGTTTTTTTCAATTCTTCAATTTCTTTTTCTATTCTATATTTTTCATCTTCTGTATCTTCTTTGGCTCTTCTTTCAGCTATTTTCTTCTTTTCTTGATATAATCTTTCATATTCTTCTAGTTGCTCTTTTGACATCTTGTTGATGGCTTCTATCTCATTATGAGCTTGTGGTCCTTTAGCTAATAATTCTTCATACAAATCTTTACCTACTTTTGTAGATAAATCCGCCATATCAGTATCCCATTTTCTAAGTACATCAACTTGCTCTTCTAAGTTTTCCATTAACTCATCATTGTCAATTTCCTCAAATGTTACAGAAGAAAATAAATCTGTATAATCCATTAAAGACTTTACTCTTGAATCATATATCTTTTGATATTCTTCATTGAGTTTCTTTTGGTCTTCAATATATTTCTTATCTAAGTTTGCTACTTTTTCAGCATAATCTTCTTTAATATCATTATATTTTTTATTGAAATCTCTTTCAGCTTTTATTTTTTCTTCTCTAAGTTTTTGTAGTTCTTCTTGATGCTTTTCAGTGTCTTCTTTTTCTTTCTTATCATACTTTTTATTAATTTTTTCCAACTTTTCTCTGTATTCTTCTTGGTCTTTTACAGACTCCTTATTATACTTATCTTTAATCTTCTTTAGTGCTGCTAATTTTTCTTTTTTATTCTTATATTTCTTTGCTTCTGCTTCTTTTATTTCTTCGTTTTCTTTTTCATTTCTTTCTTTTTGGTCTTTTTTATACTCTTTATCTAGTTCAGCTATTTCTTCAGCTTTCTCTTCTTGTAGTTTTTCAACTTCCTTATTAAACTTTTTAATTTCTTGAGCTTCTTTTATGTTTCCATTACCTATTATTGCTTGGACTGCTCTAAGTGTATTTGTTAATCCTTCTTCTATGTTTGACAATCCATCTAAGTATGCTTTTGCTGAATTTTCTCCTGCTCTGCCAAATTGTGAAATCATTCCTGATGGACTACCCATTCCTTTCGTCATAGTATTAGAAAGTTTACCAATAGAATCTAATATACTTCCTCTACTTGATGCAAAACCTGCAACTGATGTTCTGAACATAATTGGTGTTGGTAACATATCTTTTTGAATAAAATCGTTACTATTTTGAGGAATCATAGGACCACTTCTAAAAAGTCCACTTACTTTATCTTTTATTCCATTTATTTTGTTTGTAATTCCTCCAAGTATACCACTTATGGCTTTTTGTGCGGTTTTAAATGGAGCTGTTAAAATATTAGATATTGTACCAAATACACTTGAACATACTGACTTTACTGCATTAGCACCATTACTTACTGCTGTTTTTATATTACTCCATACATTTGATATTGCTGTTTTTATATTATTCCATATAGTTGTAACCGCCGATTTTAAGGAATTAAATCCTGATGTTGTTGTATTTTTTACATTTGATACTGAACTTGTAGCACTTGATTTAATATTATTCCATGCATTTGATACTGCTGTTTTGATTCCATTCCATATCGAAGATGTTATACTTTTTATTCCATTCCATGCACTTGACACTACCGACTTGACCGCATTCGACACACCACTAGCAATTGATTTTATTCCATTCCATGCGTTTGTTACAACTGTCTTAATTCCATTCCAAATTGTACTTGATATATCCTTTATGCTATTCCATGCATTTGTTACAACTGTTTTTACAGCATCTACTGCACCCATTACATATGGTTTTATTGCATCCCAAACGCTTTGTATTACACTTTTTATGCCTTCCCATATCGATGAAGTTATATCTTTTATGCCTTGCCACGCAGCTCTTATTAATGCTTTTACTATTTCCACGCCAAGACCCACAATCGACTTTATAAAATCCCAAACACTTTGTATTATATCAGAAATAGACTGCCAAATAGTTATAGCTGTTTCTTTAATTGATTCCCATGCCATTTTTACCATTTCGCTAATGAATGAGGTAACTGGACTTAAGAATTCTGTTATACTATTCCATGCATCTGTTACTGAACTAACAATACCATTCCATGCATTTATAGCCATTTCTTTAATACTTTCCCATAACTCGCCTAAAAAACTTGTTATATTACTCCATATAGTTGTTGTCCATTCTAAAATGCTATTCCACGCATTACTAACACCTTCAGATATACTTGCCCAAAGGTTATTACAACCTTCCTTTATACTATTCCAAGCATTTGACAAACTCTCTGTTATACCATTCCAAGCATTTGAAACTCCTTGAGTTATTTTGTTCCACGTATCAGCAAATCCTTTGTCTGTATTACTACACCAAGTGTCAAAATCGCTTTGAGATGTATCAATATTCTTCTTGATTTCATCTCTTAATACTTCCCATCTCGATTTTATTTCTCCTGTCGTCCAATCAATTTTTTCCACTTGACCTTCTGCTTGTTTTTGAGCTTCTGAAACAATTTCTTTGTGCATTTCTTGTGCTTTTTTTACTGCTTCATCTTTTTGTTTTGTAGCTTCTTGAATTACTTTATTTGCAAGTTCTTCATTTTCTTTTCCACCTTCAGCTCTAAGTTGAGCTGCTAACTTGAGCCTCTCATTGTACTCTTCATTTGCTGATTTTACAGTTTCATCTCTTTGCTTTATAGAATTTTTCACAACATCTGCTGCTTGTTTTGCTGAGAGATTTGTAGCATTAGCTCTCATTCTTTCCATTATCGCTGCTTGTTCTGCTTCACTTTCAGACATGACATTTACAGCTGTATTTAACATTTCTGTTTTAATACGATTTATTTCATCTGCTTCAGATTGTGTCAGACTTCTATTTTCTTCACTTGCTTTAGTTAAAATTTCTTTTACTCTAGCTGTACTTTCTTCTACTTTCTTTTCTTTGTTACTATAAGCTTCATCTGTATTTTTTATTAAAGCTTCTTTTTCTTTATCTGATAAAGTAGTTGAGCTAGCAAACATCTCCTGCAATGTAGCCTGACTACTTTCTTTCGTTTCGTTCAACTTTGAGGTTATTTGACTAGACATAGAATCAAAGTTACTTATTAAAGTATCCTTCATTTCAGTTGAAACAGTTTCTCCAGACCACAACATCTGATTTAAAGTAGTTGTTGTTTGCTCTTCTAAATCCATAAAAGCTCCAACTGCTTTTTGTGTCCCATCTGATATATTCTTTCCAAACCTTTCTGAAACTTGAATTGAGTCTTGTGACATGTGTTTATTCAAAGCTACAAAAGCCACTCCTAAAGCTACTATCCCAGCTACTACTAAACCCATGGGGCCCATTAATCCTGCCATTACTTTAGACATTTTTATCATTCCTGCACTTGCTCCTGCACTTGTAGACGTTATTGTTTTTCTTGCAATAGCAAAACTTGTAGATAGAAATGTAAATGCTTTTCCTGCTGTACCGATTGCAGAAATGGCCTTAGGTATTGTGATTGCCATTGTCCCAAGGACTACTAATAAAGGTCCTATTGCTGCGACTACAGCTCCTATTGATACAATTATTCTAGCAAAATTAGGATTACTCTTTGCCATTTCGCTGACACTTTTCATAAAAGCAGTTGCCATTTCAGCCACTTTAGCAACCACAGGCATCATAACTTCACCTAAGTCAGATAACATATTCTTTGCTGAATTGAGTGCATCTTCAAGTTTAGTCTTTGTAGTATTATCCAGTTGCTCAAACGCTTTATCACAAAGTCCAGTAGAATTTTTCATATCATTAAGCATTTGATTAAATGAATCAGCACTCTTTGTACCTTCAATTATTTCTCCTGTAGTTTCATTAACTGCATCACCTAGTAAAACATTAGCTGCCTTTGCACCTTCTGCTGAACCAAATAGGTCTGATAGAGATAAGCTATTTTTCTTTGCATAATCATTTAATATTAATAAAACATCTGCTGTTGATTTACCTTCTTTTTGTAAATCAGCAAATCCTTTATCTGTTAATTTTTTAAGTATTTTATCTGCTTTACTCCCACTTTTCCCAAGTTCATTGAGCATCGCATTCATATACGTTGTGGCTTCTGCGCCAGCAATTCCTTTTGCAGTTAATATAGCATATCCAGCTCCTAGTTGCTCAACTGATACATTCAAACTTTTTGCAGTTGGAATTATTTTACCCATAGAATTTGCTAACTCATCCACCGTAATCTTACCCTTATTTTGAACCTGTATAAGTACATCACTTACATGAGCCATATCCTTTTGAGACATACCATATGCATTTTGAATAGTTGTCAACACATCTGTAGCTTTTGCTAAATCTGTTAAACCTGCTGTTGCTAGTTTATCTGCTTGTGCTAAAAATTCTGTTACATCTGCTTGTTTTACACTTGCAGATATGGCATTATAGGCAGAATTGGCATATTCATCATAAGCCATTCCAATTTCGTTAGCACCTTCTTTTAATGTACTTGCATAAGCATCCCATTCACTTTTACCACCTTGAACCTTTTCTGTATTAAGTTGTAGTATAGAGTTAACAACTGACATTGCTTGTTCAGTACTTGTTGCTGCTGTTACTGCTGCTGTTCCCATTGCAACTAGTCCAGTTGTGACTATAGAAGTCAGTGTTTGCCCAATATCTCTCATTTTGCCACCAATAGCATCAAATGGCATACTACTTAAACTATCACTTAATCTATTGGCTTCTGCCTCTGCATTATTCATAGCTGTTCTCATATCAGTTAAAGAATCTTCTCCATTTTCGATTTCATTGCCTAACTGAGTTTGAGAATTTTTAAGTCTTTCAATAGCTTCTCTATATCTTTGTGACTGCTCTGAACTTTCTCCATACATACTATTACAACGTTCTAATTGTTGCTCATATCTTTCTATTTTACTTCCTATTTCAGTGTACTTTTGCTTTGACTTATCTATTTCACTTGTAAGTTTAGATATACCTTGAGCATATGTGTCTATTGTGTTTCTAGCTGTTTTTAGTTCATTCTCAGTCTGTTTTATAGAGTTTTTTAGTGATGAAAATGGTCCACTTGAAGTTGATGCTATTTTATTTAATTCTGATGCTGCTAATGCTGATTGTCTACCTATTTGTGTCAAAGAACTTGCTGTATCAGAAATTTGTTTTCCCATTGCTGTCATAGCACTACCAGTAGACTTAGTGTGTGAATTAAATTGACTAAGTTGTTTAGCTGCATCAGCAAGAGCTTTAAAAAACTTTCCTCCATCTAAATCTAGATAACCTACTGCTGTTCCCAATTCTAAAGACATATTTTTCCCTCCCTTCCTCAAAATTCCACATAAAAAAACACCTACTATTTAAGTAAGTGTCTGTATTGCTATTTTCAATTTATTCTTTTTTATCTTCTATAAGTTTTTCTATATTGGTATTCAACTGAGCTAACTGTCTAATTATCATCCAATTTTGTTCTGTTAAAGCGCTAAGGTATCCTATTTTTGCTTGTTCCTTTGCATCAGTAAAGCTTAAAGCCATACCTGCCTTAATAAGACCATTTCCAAACAAATCACTTGCTATTCTCTTTAACACTATTAAATCTTTTTCATCTAAATTTTCTAATTGATATTTCTTCATAAACTCTTGAATTTCATACTCTTTTTTTTCTTCTTTTGTCATATTTTTAAGTCTTTCATAATGCTTTTCAGTTTCTTCTCGATTTTTCTCTTTTTCTTCTTTTGTAATTTTACTTCCAAATAACGACATAAAATACTCCCTCTCTAACTCAAATATATTTTTTAATTTAATTGTATAATACATAATTAATATAATATAAATGCAACAGATGTACTTAATCAATTTAAAACAATTTTTACATACCACTTAGTTAATATAATACTCCCCTGTACACTACTTAAAATATTAGTTATAATTTCCTTTACATACCACTTAGTTAATATAATACATGGTGGGAAAGCATAAAAACAGGTTTTTTAGATTGGCTTTACATACCACATAGTTAATATAATACCCCAAAATAAATTGAGCACTTCCAGTTCTTGCACATATAAAACCATATTAAAATTGCATTAAGTAACCAGTAGTGTTTTTCGCACATCACAAAATATGCTTATATCGTAGTAATTTCAATGATTACATCCAATGTATATAAAAAATCAGACACTGCAAAATATCTATATTATCATTATATCATAAATTAACATTAATTCACTCTATTCATTTAGAATATTTTACCTATTAACTTTTTTCTTTTTCTCTAATGCTATTTGGACAAAAGTTTTTCTCTCATTTTTATCTATAGTTTTCTTTTCATCATTTTCAAATTTAAGCTTTTTATCATTTTTTATAGCATCTACTAAAAACATACAAGCTTCATCAAAACAAAAAGAAGTATATTCATCTTTAATTCTTAATATCTCACTAGGCATCTTGTTGTACATTATCACTTGATTTAAAATCCTCAATATCTGTGGACTCTTGATGAAAGTTTTCTAGTGACTTTGTACCTCCTTGAATACGATTAAATAATGTTAATCTTTGTTCAATAGAAAGTTCCAATCCTATTTTTTTAATTTGAGCATATGTAGGGTTAACTAGCACTTCTTTAGCCACTATATCCATCATTTCAAACATTTCTTTTGAGAAATTCGACTCATCATTCATCTTCTTTAGTACTTTTTCACCTGTACTATCTTTACTTTCCTTCTCTTCAACTAAACTCATTGATGCTGTCATTAGACTGTTTGGTATCTTACCAGCCATTGCAAGAGCCATTAAGTCGGGTTGTTTTACTTCTGCAACTAACATAGTTCCATCTAAAAATCTTCCAACCTCTATTACCTCAGTCAATTTTATTTTTTTCAATTCTTCTAAACTTGTTACTTTAAGTTCATTCATATTTATGTCCCCTTTCTAAAAAAAAGCTCTAGCTAATTACTAGAGCTTTAATTTATCTATTTATATACTTACACTAACTTCTTCAACCTTATATGTTTCTCCATTTGTTAATCCTATTATCTCTGTTCCTGTTAATGCTGCTTTATCAGACTCAGTATCTGTTAATGTTCCATCTGCTAAAGTATATTTTATATTACTATTAACTGTAACCTTATATATTTTGCCTGCTGTTAATCCTGTTATCTTTTTATCTCCTGCTGTTGCTCCTGATACAGATGCACTGTCTAAAAATACTTTTGTAGCTTCATAACCATTAGGTAATTCCTCTACTATTTCAACCTCATAAGGAGATTGCCCTGTGTTAGGTCTACTATTTATAACATATTCATTTGAATAATATTCTCCATCTTTAAAGTTTAGTGGAACAGATTTTCCTTTACAATTTGGGAAAGTCGTCTTAGCAAATTGCCCAGTATCTCCTCCTGGTCCAACAACTGAACTATAAATTATTGTTTTAAAAGATTTCTTAGAAAAAGTCTTCCCTACTTCTGGAGCTAAATATCTTTTAAAGCTACCATCTTCCTCTTTTTCTATTGTTCCACCTTGCATTATTTGAAGTATTTCAGGACAAAATACATTATCTTTTAATGTTAAATCATATCCTAAACTTGTATCTTCTGCTGCTCTATTTGCTATTATTTTTTTCTTTATTTTTAAAGTTAATTCTTCACCTTCAGAAATGATTTCCTCTGTCCCTATCTCATCAGATGTATCAAATGTATATGTAACCGGATTTTGTTCAACTGTTTCAATTTGAACTAATACAACATCTGTAAGTGGGTATTGATTTAATATTTGTACTGCCATATTTATTACCTCCTAATTTGTTTGTTTTCATAATAACTTAACCTCGTAAAATAGGCTTGTTTTTCATCATCTATAAGAATAGGTAAAGCTTCATAAGCTTGTTTTATTCCTACTATTTCATCCATGACACTTTCAACACTTATCTTGTATTCACTTACTTTAGAATACTGTCCAATTGGATAAAATACATATATTTCAAATAAATCTTTTATTATATTTTTTTCTGTTGTTTGTAGAGGACCTTTTTCAAATATAACTAAAAAAGGTTCTATGCATAATCCTTGATGTTGTCCAATAGAATACACATTAAAACCCTTATTTTTTAAATGTTTATATATTTTTTTAAACATACTTCACCTACTTTAAAATCACATCAAGACCTCTTATAATACTTGGTGCACATTTTTCTATAGTTGGCATTATAATTGGATATGGTCTACTTCCTGGATGATTAACTTTTTTAACAGGATGTGATGCTCCATCCCAAAATAAATAACTTCCAGGTCTTGCTTCTATAACATGTGGACCTGTACCTTTTTCTAAGTATAATCCATAGTCAACTCCATGACTAAGTGCTATCCTTATAGTGTCTCCTTGCCATTCCCAACTACCATGTAGCCTATTTTTAGCATCATGAGTATGGTCTTTCCATGGTCTATCGTTTTTGGCAGTGCTTTCTAATAGTTGAGATGAAGTGTCTGCATAAGCTCCTAGTGCAGCCTTAGTTTTCATTTCTCTACTTACTAAAGCATTAAGCAGCTTGCTAGTATCAAATTTAAATCCTTTACTCATACTATCTCACCTTTCCTAACTTTAAATCAAAATAAATATTCATTCTGTTTTGATTTCCAAGGTCTTGTATAATAAACTTATTATTATCTAAATACATAAAATCACCTTGCTTTATCTTTACTGTATCTTCATCACAAACAACCATTAAATACTGCTCCTTATCTTTTATAACAATACCTTTATCCTTTGTTATTTGACTTATAGAGCTACTTCCTTCATGATATAAACCTATCACATTACAAACTATATTTTCTTCATCTGAAGGCTCTCCAAACTCATTTACTCCAACTCTTTTTACTATAGCTTCTGTTGGCATCTTATTGATAGCTTTGATTATCTTTGGTTTTACCTTTTGAGCTATCATAGACATCTACTTCCATTTGTTTTAAACTTTTTTGCCAGAGTTAACCAATATAGTTTATTTTCTGGCATGCTTAAGCCTCCAGGTAAAGTGATACTATCATTTTCAGCTTTTAATATACATAGTTCATACATAGTTTTATTAAAATCTTGATTGTTTTTATTGTAGTAATAAGTAATTTCATCATCAGAAAAAAAAGGTGATTGTTCTTCTCTAAGTTCTGTTTTTATATTTTTTAAGATTTCTAAATCCATACTATCACCTACTAAAAACTATATTTTATAACTTATGCTTAAATTCAACTATTCTTATTTGCTTAGGCTCATAAACTCTTGTCCAGTTTTCACCTTTTGCTAACTCTAATCTTGAAGGACCTTCTGTTTTAGCTACACTTGCATTAGTAAATTTTATACCTCTTGGATGTAGTATATATGTTTTTCTATTGATTAAATAATCTACTCCAGAACCTTTTTTCTTATCTCTATCTATTTCTGTAGCAACAAACCCTACTGGATTACCATTTCCTAAAGCTATTGCCCCACTACCAAATAGATAAGAAGTATAAACTCCTTCTTTAGATACAGGACAACCATCATCAACTATAACTAATTTATCTTGATAAACTTCAAAATCTGGACCTACATCTGGTCTAATAGTTTCTATTAAATTTTGTTTTTTAAGTGCTGATTTTGTAGCTGAATGCATTGCTATAGCCTTTAACTGACCTTGTGCATCTCCTAATAACTGTTGTGCATCTATAAAAGCTGATGGTGACCATTTTGCTGCATTTCCTGTTCCTGCTGATATATCTAACTTATTTGTTGTCATATTTGCAGCTAAAAATACACCATTTAAAACTGCTATAAGTTCTTTTTGCATATCTCTAGCCCAGAAGCTTCCAACTAAACTAGCTATTGCTGCCATTGGGTCTTTTCCTGCCATAGCTGCTGATAAATCAGTAGCTGCCCACATTTTTGCTCTTCTTAATATAGCTGCTGCATCTTGACTTGAAGTAATTTTATTTGGTGTTAAATCAGCATCTTCTATTATTTGCTCTGATTCTCCACTTAAATCCTCAAAGAAAGGCATATTTACAACTGGTGCAGCTTGAGAAGCTAAAGCATTTAAGCTTGCATCATTTGTAATTATTCCACTTTGATATAGAGCTGATAACTCCATGCTTTTGTTTATTACATATGGGTTAAACAATTCTGGTACTATTACATCACTTAATTTTGTTACTGCCATTTAAATCACTCTCTTCCTTATAAATTTATTCCTGCTTGAGCTGCAAATTCTTTAGCTTTATCAGGGTTTTCTTTTAATAATCTTCCTTGTTCTGTTAAATTGAATGTTTCTTTTATAAAAGGATTATTGACTACATTTGATTTTCTTGGGAAATTCCCTGGAGAACCTGTATTACTTGGAGTAGAACTTTCAAACCATTCTTTATATGTTTCTGATATGTCTTTAAATTGTTCATCTAATCCTATAATTTCTCCAGTATCTTTTACTTCCATTTTACTGGTATCAAATTCTTTACATAGTAGCTTCCTATATTTTTCATTTACTCCAGATAGTTTAGAATTTATAGCATAGTCTATAGTCATATTCTTTATTTTAGCTCTACTTGTACTATCAAGTTCATTATATTTATTTTCCCATTCTTTCACTTTTGCCTCTATATCTTCACTATTTTTACTATTTTTCTTCAAATCTGATATAGTGTCATTTGCACCTTTTATTTGCTCTTCTAAGGCTATTTTTTGTTCTTTCAACTTATTGTATCTTTCATCTATGTTTTCTTCCTTAGAAGTGTAAATTTTATCTTTTTTCATACCCTCAATTATGTTTTTTATGTCTGTATCTTGGTATCCCAATTTTTTTAATAATTCTTCCATTATTTCCTCCTACACTACGCTTTTATACGAGTTTTGCTTCTCTAGTATAGTTTGCTATTTATTTCTTTTACGCCTAAATATAGCTAAAAAGGCAATAAAAAAACACCTACTAATTTTTAATTTCAGTAAGTGTTTTTAATATATTGCTATATAATCTTCTTCTGGATAAACATTTTCTTCAGCATATTTTAATAATCTATATTTTGTTCTCCCTCTAAAAGTTAAAGACTTCCCATTTTGAGCTTTTCTTTCAAATATAACTTCCTTTGTTTTCTTATTTAATGCTATTATACCAGACTCTTCTTTTATCCCATCATTTACATATTCATATCTAACAAAATTTTCATCATTAAATATTCTAAATAATTCTACCATAATAATCCCCCTTCTATATAATCTTCATTATAATCATAATAAGTACATTTTATATTATAATCATAAACATTTCAACTTATAAGTATTTAATCCTCTATTACACCTATTTTCTTGAGATGCTCCCTAAACTTCTTTTTGTTCTTAATCCTATCTTCTTCTGAGATTTCTTCATGACCTATCACTTCAAATCCAATTGGTGAATATTGTGTTCTCCATAAAAACATATCATGAGGAGATAATTCTTTATAGGCATCTCCTTTTTCTTCATCAGGTAGCTTTATAAATTCGTCTATTGTTAGCATTTAATTCACTTCCTCTAATAAAATATGAATGTTCCCTTAATTCTTTCAATTTCAATGACTCTAAGCCTTGAGCCTCGTTTATATAATACTTCTTGTTCTTTAGGGTTATATTTACTTACATCTTTTCCTTTTTGTGAATTTAATATATACATCTGTACTTGACCCTCAGAATTATAAGTACTTCCTTTTGTTGTTGAAGTATAGTCATAATTAGTAACTATCTCCCCCAACTTGTACATACTTACGAATCTTTAATTTAAGTAAGTGTCTTTAATCTTCTTTTAATACTCCAATATCTTTTAGATGTTCTCTAAGTATTTTTTTATATTTTTTTCTTTCTTCTTCTGGAATGTCTCTATATCCTATAGTTTCACCCCATGGTACATCTTTCCATCTTGGATGACTAAATGGTTCTGAATACTTATCATCTTCAAATTTATTATCCATTGCGTTCCTCCATTAATATATAATATTTGCCATTCATTTCTTCTAACTCAATTATTTCAAATTTAGAATTTCTTCTATACAAAACTTCTTCTTCTTTTTCATTGTACATACTTATATTTTTACCATTCTTAGAATTGAATATATATATTTCTACTTGACCCTCTGGATTGTAGGTTTTTCCTTTTGTAGTCGAGATAAATTCTGAGTATTGTATAGTTTTTCCAATTTCATGTTCAATTAAAAAAGCTTCTAAACTTTCTTTATTATAAAAATATAATGACCTTGTAACATCCCCTTCATAATTTGGCATTTTATCTAAAACTCTATCTAAGTTATTTATAAACCATTCGTCTTCTTCTGTCAATTTAATATTTCTTCTTAATTTCTCATTAATTTTATAAGCATCTCCACCCATATATTTATATAAAGCTAACATTTCATCTTCCGTTGGTTCTTTATTCTTATTAGCTTTTCCTTCTATTCCTGCAAAGTCTAATCCATATTCATCAAACCATTCATCAAGTTTAGAGTTTTCTTCTCCATCTATCCAGCTTCTTAACTCTTTACCTATGTCCTCCATACTCATTGGAATATCATATTCAAAAGTACACTTTCCTAAAGGATGCTCTAATGGTAACTCTTCTGGAATATATGTTTTTCCATTTCTATCTGCACAAACCTTACACATCCTAGGATGATGTGATGACATCCATTTAATCCCTTTAACAAATGGATTCTTCTTACAACTTTCTTTAGCTGTCTTTTGATATGCATGAGTTATATATGTAGATGCCAGTCTATAGGCATTAAAATCTATTTTTTTATTACTTTTAGGGTATACCTTTGACCAATCATAATCTTTCTTAACCTTTGGATTAACATACTTTTCTAAATCTTTTGCTATATCATAACTACCTCTTTTTTCTGCTAATCCTCTACTTACAATGTAGTCTAAATCCTTCTTAGTTTTATCTATATTACTCCAAATTCTATCACTTAATTTAAGTTTGTCTTTGTACATGCTACCAGATATAACTTGCCTTAGTACATCTTCATGAACTTTACTAAACATATCAGTGAATTGTGGCTTTAAATTAACTGAATAGTTATCACATATGTTATTGAAAAAGCTTAATTGTTCATCTGTAGTAGTTTTTATTACTTTTGATATTTCACTTTCAATATCTTTTTTTAGCTTCTTTCCTAACCTATCATACTCTTTATTTAAATAAATTATACTTTCTCTTAAATATTGTTCAGTTAATGTGTTAGAGTTAACTCTATTTAATTTTTTTGCATATTCATTAGCTATATCTTTATATAACTTTCTTATCCTTTTAGTAGTTCTATTTGATGATATGTCTCTAGCTCTTTCAGCATTCTTCATAGCCTTATTAAACTTATTAGTCATTATTCATCAACTACTTCTTTTGATTCTTTTTCATTAGTTACTTCTTCTGATTCTTCTGTATCTATAACTTCTGTTTCCTCTTCTAAATTAAAACTTTCTTCTAATATTTGTCTTTCAATTGATATTTGTTGCAATTCTTCATCTGCTACATCATCATTACTATTATTCCACTTCTTAATGAAAGTCTTCCTAGACATTGCTTGAGCATTTACTTGTTGAATATCAAGTAATTTTTCTGAATCCTCATCTTCTTGTAATGGATATTGATTTTCAACAATTACTTCATAAGAATCTTTGTCCAATATAGGTATTTTTACTATGTTATATACTTCTATCATCTCTATCATTGCTTGTATTAACCATTCAAGAGCTGGACCCCATGATTTCATTTTTTCCTCACATCTAGTTATTAATTGCCAATACAAAGCTTTCATTGATTTACCTGATGTCATCATACCTTTAAGGTCCTGATTATTTATAAGTGGTATATTTAATACTTCATGCATATCTGATTTAATTCTATTAAGAGAGTTTTCTATTCTAGTATCATATCCAAAGTCAGTAGGAATTGTATTAATCTGTGCTTGTTTTTGGTCAGCCGTTTGAGAAGTTTCTACATCCCAATAAGCTCCTGGTTTTATTTTAAAATGCTTACTTGACTCTTCTTCAACATCAACACCATATATGATACGATTCATTCCTTTTTTAAGAGTATCTATATCCTCAGAAGCTAGCTTATTATAAGCCATCTGATTATCAAATATCTCTTCTATGTCACTCTCACCCTTTAAATCACCAAGCAAACCATCATTAAGAATTACATAACAAGGTATTCCACTAAGTTTTAAATCTGTATCACTCACTATTTCTTCTATACATAACCCATAACCATTATAAATACCTTCACTTAATATACATTTACCATTAACCATTTCATATTTTTGTTTCCAAATTCTCTGTTTATCTTTTTCAACTTCTTGATTTGTTTGATGGAAAAATACGATTTTCTTGAGCTCATCAAATTGGTTATCAAATGGTTCATATATAAACTCTAAACTTGGTACAAACATTATCTTTAAACTCTTACTTTCTTTATCTGCATGTAGCTTTATAGCTATTCTTTTACCAATAAAACAATCTCTAGCCGCTTTAATTAGTTTATCTGAAAACAAATTTTTCTTTAGAATCTTATTAATACACTGGTTTATTTCTTCTGCCTTATCTTTATCTAAATCATTCTCTGGTTTTATTGTAAATATTGGTGTCTTACCAAATAAAAATCTAGCTTCTTCTTTAATCAGCTTTTTAATATAATTTGTTTTCTTCCTTGTTTGTTTATAATCTTGTTCCTCTTCTATCCAATGTTGTCCTGTACCTTCATACTTATCATATAGCCTTATAATTTCACCCATTTCTCTTATTACTTCTTGACCATACAATCCTGTAAGTTCCATCTGAATTATATCTATCAAATCTAACATGTTACACCCCCTATCTACTGTTATATTTTCTTTCTCTTCCATGTGTTTTCATATCTAACTCTAATGCATATCTTGTTGCATCAATTGAATGATTGTCTTTATCTTCTAACTTAGCTCTTACATTTCCATCCTTATCTGTTTGATAATCTATATTTTCAAATTCTCTAGCTATATTTGGAGTTCTGTTTGGGTCTATTACTATTGCTTGTAAATCATCCAGCCAGTTCTCTCCAAATTCGATTGAACCAGGTCCTTTTTTAGCCTTTAATGCTTTTATTCCATATTCTCTAAGCTCTGCAATACTTCTTGGTTCTGCACTGTCACAAATAACACTAAAGTCATCATATCCTTTTGATTTAATCTTAGAAGCTAATTCTCTTATAGACATTTTCACCCCAAATATTTCATCTATAAAATATATAACTCTTTTCTTTTTGTCATAATGCAGTCTTACAAATGCCATAGGGTCTGTTGCATATCCAAAGTCATTACCTTGCCTTATGTTGTCAAAATGGAATATTTCTTCATTTGTAATTGTTTTAAACTCTAAATTAGAAAAAGGAACTACTCCAGAACCAATTGGCTCTCCTAAGTACTCCCATCTATATTTAAACTCATTTCTTATTTTAATTTCATTAGCTTCTTCAATGAAAGCCTTTGATATATGAGGATTATCTAAATAAATACTATGATGAACATATGTATTTTTAGGTAATGTATGTGTTTCAAATTTCTTATTAACCCATGATTGCTTTCTTTTTGGAGGATTGTATGATAAGAATATTTTATAATTCAATTTGTCTGGTAATTCTCCACGTAACACTGAATTAATTACCATAGATAACTCATCCTCTGTTTTTATTTCTGCAACCTCTTCAAACCATGCAAAAGCTATTGGATACTTAGCTGATTTTATAGATTTTATCTTTTGTGGGTCATCAAGCCCTCTAAATATAAACTTATTTCCTCTTGGAATAAAAATAATTTCCATTGGGGATTTTTTAAATTGAAATAAATGTGTTAAACCAAATATTTCTATAGTTTCTTTCAATTGCTCATATACACTATCCATTATTGTATTACCAACTTTCCTAAAACAAACAGTATTTACTGGATATTTAACCATAGCCATAGTTAACCAAAAGGCTATATGTGTTGACTTAGCTGAAGCTCTTCCACCTTTTAATACATGATATAGGTATTTGTTACTATTACTTACTTTCCAAAATTCATAAAAATTTTTATTTATTATTTCAGATATTTTTCTATCCATCATTTAAATTACCTACATCATCAATTATAGTTACACCAACATTTCCATCTAAATCAACCTTCTCAGTCCATAAAGCATACCTTTTACCCAATAATTCAGCTGCCTTATTTCTATCTTTTATACTTACATCTTTTTTTATTATTTCAGGACCATTTTCAGATACTATTACAACTTCTTCTTGTTCTTGATTTCTTAGTATCTTTGTTAAATACTCCATAACTTCTTTTGCATCTGCTATCCTCTTTGATTCAATTTGCTTTAATCTTTCCTCAATGTAATTTTTAACCTTATCATTACTCAGCAGTCTACTTCCATTACTTTCTGATGTTCTTTGATTGTTATTTTTGTATGCTTTCTTGTATGCTTCTGTTGCATTACCAGTTTCAATATAATAATCACAGAACCTTTTTTGTTTTTCAGTCAAATCTGCCATACCACCACCTCTTTATTTGCTTTATAAATAAAAAAAGAACTCTTTTCAGAGTTCTAACTTTCGATTGGATAGTTTAATTTTTTTTTGATGTTTTAGATTTAAACACAATTTCTTCATTATCTAAAAAAGTTTGTTCCATAATATGTTTTACTAAAAAAACTAAGAATTTACTCTCTCTTATAAAAATAAATAAATTGTTTAGTGTAATCCAAATGATAATACATCTTAATAAAATTATATTAAAGTCTAAGTTCACATAAATAATTCCTATTAATGCTAATGATATAATACCTGATAATAAAGCTCTTTTTATACTCATTAGCACTATACTTGTTTTTCCAAACCTTTTTATTATAACCATTATTCTTTTATCACACATAGACACTAATACAGTTGCTATAGTTGCTATAAATCCTATAAATACAGCTAATATAGTTGCAGAAATTGATAATAAATCCTTAAAGTTATATCCTACTGTATTAAAGCTTATATAGAGAATTATATTTTTTTCAAAAGAGAGATACTTTGATAAAATAATAAAAAAAATAATAAAAATATTAAAAAGTATTATTTTTTTGTATTTCATAATTTAACATCCTCCTCTCTCTTCTGATATTCTTACTATTTAAACATATACTTCTTCCATAACTTTATTACAATCATCCAAAGTTTTTTCTACAGTATCATTAAAACACTCAGACATAGGTGAAAAAATTTTTTCAAATGTTTTTACTTTATTTTTTGTTACTGTTATAGGAAATTCATCATATAGTTTATTCTCAATTAAATCTATGACCCTTATTTCATCTCTATTATAATCATAAGATTTTACTTTTATCCCTCTAGTTAATTTAGGATGTCTTTTAAAAAAACTTACGATTTCTCTTAAATTTATTTTTTCTAAAAATCTATTCTTACTCCACCCTACACTTAATTCAATTTTTCCACTAAGTGCCTCTAGGTTATTTGATATTTTAGCAATTGCTTCAACTGACTTATTCGATTCTTCTTGTGCTAACATTTTAATCTCTGACATATCTAAAAAGCTTAATGATACACTTCTATAATTGATTGTATCTAAGTCTGAAATATTGCTATACTCAGGTTTTAAGGTTATTGGATAAAGCTCTACATTCTCTCTATTATGAGACTTTTCAATAAATTCATTTATAAAAGAACTTACGTTCTTAAATGATACACTTTTTCTATTATTTTGTAAAGATATAACACCTGTTTCTTTATCATATATCATACAACACTCTTGACCTATAAATTCATCATCATCTAATGACTCTGCTTCTTTTACAACTTCTTCTAACTTAGACTTGAAAATACTATCTTTACTATTTTTTAAAAACCCAAGTTTCCACTTATTTTCATTCTCTTTTTCTATAAGCTTTAATTGAATGTTCTCTTCATCTGTTAACTTAAATACTCTATCCTCTACATTTAGATTCTTTAATTTTTCTAAAACTGAATTTAAATCATATAAAAGAATCCTTTCATTTCTGAAAGTATCTACAGTTTTAATAATAGGATAATAGTAAAAAACCTTTATTGTTTTGCTCCCCATGGTTAGTTCCTCCAAAATCTTTATTCTACAAATTTATATTCTACATATTTCAATTCATTCCTCTAACAATCTTTCGACAATTACATAATTCCTCATAATTTGATTAAATAAAGATATTGCTTTAATAAATATGTACCTATTTCATAAGTTAAAATCAAAAGCTTTGGATACAAAATAATAAACATATAATTTATTAAATTGAAAAAGACTTAGAATTTAATCTAAGTCTTTTTTTGGGGATACATATTATATTTAAGGGAGCAAGTTTTAGGAATCGAACCTAAGATTACACACCAGTCCTTGCAAATTGAGTGAGGTTACCAAGCCCCACTCTTTTAGACATTTGAATTAAATTCCGTTTTAATCCAGCATATCTACATATAGTGTATTAATAAGTTTGAACATAGTAAGAATTGAACTTACAGCATCCTCATGCCCTGCCTAGTCTGTTCATATAAGCTAGGTGAATCCCTTTACCTAGCCCACATATATTTAGTTTTGAGAGAGAAATATTCATTTCCACAATACTATTATCTCACATTTTAAATTGTAAAATCGGCAGAAAAACGGCAATAAAAAGACCTAGAATTTAATCTAGGTCTTTCTTTTTAATCCTAATTTCATTATTTTCAAAATAAACTTCAACTTCTCTCTCTTCTTGTGTTATATTCATTTCTTTAATCCATGTTGCAGGTAGACTTATTTTAGGACTTAGTGAACCTGAGCCACTTTTTGATAAGAGTACTTTCAATATTCTTTTCTCCATTTCTTTCTCTCCCTCTAGGAAAATAAATATTTTATAGCAAATACTAATAATGCTATTGCACCAATTAATTTAACTATACCAAAACTTAATTTCCCTAACTCTGTAATTAATTCCTTATATTTTCCCATTGTATTTTGAGTGGTCATGTATTATTATTTAATTAGAAGGGAAGGTGCTGACTCCCCTTCTAAAGTCTTATAGGCTATCTAATACCATTTTTATAACGGCTATTAGTGTACCTATTTCAAGAGCAAGTTCGGTAAGGGCTTTGACAACTTTGCCGAACTCTTTTATTTTTTTGACCACTTCTTTCACCTCCTTTCTATATTTATATTATATCATGTCGTACCGATATAATCAATACCTTTTTTCCTTTTTTTAGTAAAAAAAATAGACAGCTATTCACTGCCTATAAATCTAACATCTTAAATAATGGTTCTTGCTCTATTAATGCCTTTTTACCAAATAAAGCTATTGATATTGAACTAATAGCTTGATTAGCTCTTTCCCTTAATTGTCTTTCTTCTAAGTATACTTTATCAACTATTAAACTCCATTCTAATCCTTCAATATACCTATACCTTATAATTTGTTTATGTATAGGCTTTAAATTGCTTATGGATACATCTATTGTATATTTTAGTGCTTCCATTTCATATAGTTCTATCTGTTTTTCTATTATCTTTTCTTCAAGATTAATTAACTCATTTTCAACTTGATTACTTATTGAATTAGTCTTACTTATGGGAATGCTGTCATAGCTTAAACCTTGCATAAAATCACCTAAATGGAACTCTTTAAGATTTTTTATTTGAAGTTTTAGACTTTCAATATTAATATGTAGTTGTTTGTAGTTCTCAAGGTGTTTTTTAGTTGCCATAAAAAACTCCTTTTTAACTTTACTTGCCATAACATCACTCCTATTTATTTAAGCTACCTTTTTCTTATTTTCTTTTCTCTTTTTCTTAAGTTCACTATATTCTATCCAACCATCTACCCCATATTTTTTGCTTTTAGCAATCCATATCAATTTTTTGTCCTGATATTTATAGTCAAAAAGCTTTTTTCTAAGTTCACCCTGCTGTGTACTATACCCTTTCACATCTATATAAACGACTTCACCATTCCATTTGTATATGGCAAAATCAACTGTATATGTAATAGCTCTATAGCTTTTCCCATCTTTTTTAAATTTAGATTGTAGTTCAAACTTTTGTTGAAGTCCAAAGTCTTTTATTTCTCCATTTTCCTTTTTTTCTTTTAAATATAAATAATACTCTGACTCATCTTTACTATCAAATTTAATTCCATCTATTATAATTTTCTTATTATTGTATTTACTCAACCAAATACTTCCTTTATCACTTAAAATTACTCATACTTATTAATATCGTTTATAAATTCATAAACCTCATGTACACTATATCCAAACTTTTTAAACCCTTTTACATATCTTCTTATGGAACTTGATATACTTCTACCTACTCTACAATTTTCATATCCTTGCCATAAATTCTCTTTTTCCTCTTGCTTTACCATTTGAGAAACTGCTTTTTGAAACTTATTCATTGCTATTCCCCCATAGTGTTATTGTTTAAAATTAATTTTGCTGTTCTCTATTACTTCTATTAGCCTTTCTCTCACATCTTTTACAACAGTAAATTTTTTTAGACTGTTTTGGGATGTAAAATAATTTACCACACCAATTGCAAATTATTCTTTTATTCATAAAACCACTTCTTTCTCATTTTTCAGGATATTTGTTATTACAATTTTCACACTCTTTTAGATTCAATCTATACTCATAAACTCTACCAGCTATAAAACTTCCTATTACTAATATTACACTAGCTAAGATATTCACTTTTAATCATCTCCTCATATTCTTCTCTAGCCTTATCTATAGCAATAAATATATCCTCTCCATTGTCATATAGCTCTTTTGCCCTTTTAATTGTATATTCTGTCCTTGAAACTTCCATTATTCCTCCTTAATATATTCAACTTTCCAGCCACTTCTTGTTTTAGTTTTCTTTTTAATAGCTTGATAAACTGCTTGATATTTTAACCTTAAAAAACAGGCTGCACCATCTATAGACTCAAATTCTTTTACTTCCCCTGTATTAACATTTCTAATTCTTACTGGTAACTCTTTTTTTATTTTTCTGTCCTTCTTTACTCCAAACTCAGCTAACATTTTTTCTGGCTTAGGATATATCTTTTTTCCATTTTTTGTAATTCCCAACAAACAACAATATAATGCTAAGTAGTTTCTACATGTAAGGTCATCTTCAATAAGGTTGTCCACTACTGAGCCACTAAAATACCTTTCTACTTTAAACATTTATTTCACCTCATATTTAATTTTTCAGATTAAAATGGTAACTCATCATCATCTATAATTTCAAATCCTTGAGGGTCTAGTCCTATGGTTCCATCTTGTACACTCTCTTTATATGAATTACTCGATTTATTCTTGCTTTCTAATGATTGTACTGATTTTGTACTGACTTTTGTAAATATTCTTTTTTCACCTGATTGAGTTTGATAATTGTCAACTCTTATATTCCCTTCTAATGCTACTAGCTTCCCTTTTGTTATGTAATTTGCACAGTATTCAGCTGATTTACCTATTACTTCTATTGGTATAAAATCAGTATCCCTTTTCCCTTCTTTATTTATATAATTTCTGTCTACAGCTATTGTAAATGATGCTACTGCTGTACCTGTTCCTGGTATGTATTTGAGTTCTGGGTCTCTAGTTAATCTCCCAACTAATACAACTTGATTCATTTTAATACCTCCATCAATATTATTTAAATTTAGCCTTTTGGCTTTTCTTTATAATTTCATCTAGTTCTTTGTTACTATATTGAGTAAATGTTTGTTCAAAATTAGCAAACTTATTTTTGCTTACTGCACTATTAGGTTTTTTTGACTTTTTATTTTCATGTTGTAATTTATATGATTCTAATTGTTCATATGTAGTTATATTTGCATCCTTCCACTTTTTAAGTATTCCTTTTAAGTATGATAAATTCATGCTCATTCTTTCAGCACATATTTCTATAGCTCTTTTAAATACTCTTATGTCTACTTCATTAGATACTTCTAATAACCATTCAGCTGTTACTGGATATACTACTCCTATATTTTCTTCATACAGCTTCTTAAATTCTTTTAAAGAGTTATCCACAGCTTGCTCTATATACATACTACTTTTAAGACTGTTATTTATAATACTGTTACTTATAGTGTCCGACTTTTCCATGTCCGGTTGAACCATGTCCGGTAAATTCGGACATGGTTCCATGTCTGCTTTTTTCGGACATGGTTTTTTTTTATTTTCTTTCTTACATCTAATGGATATATGACTTTCTATATATCTTCTATCAAACACTACCTCATATATATTATTTTGCATCCTTCCTTCCCTAGTTTTATTTTTATATACTTTTATATAGCCACTCATCTTTAGTTCATTTAGATATTTACTAAAAGTATCTTTATTTATACCAAGTTCATGAGTCATAATATCCCTAGATGGATAACATGTCCCACTTGCTCCTGCAAAACTGGATAGATAGAAATATAAAGCTCTTGCTCCTGTTGTTAGCCATGAATCTCTAGCTACCAATTGTGGTGAAAGACCATACCCATCACTAAGTATATTTCCTTTCTCTATAGTTGCTTTGTCTCTGTCCTTCAAGAAATTCACCTACTTAATTATTCCTTTTTCCCTTTGTAATTTCTCATATCCAACACATATCTGGTCATATTCCTGTTTACTTAAATCTTTAACTTCTTTATTAAACTTATAATACACTTCACTTTTTACTCTATCTGAATCTTTGCCTATTGTATTTCCTATTGAAAACAGTCTTTTTATTTGATTTTGACTTATTTTTATTTGACCATTTTCACTTGCTTTAATAGAGGAGTTTGTTAAGTCATTTCTTTTATAATCTTCTTTTCCACTAGTAGCATCAAAAGTATCATTTTCTGTAATGTTTAATAACTGAATGTACAAATACCTTGTCTGATATGTTTCAATTCCTCCTAATGCTTGTAACTCATTAGAACCTTTTAATTGTAATTCTCTCATTGGAGAAGTAAATATTATCTCTTCTGTTGGTTTCTCTCCATTAATCAATGTTAGAGTTGCATAATCATTTGTAAAGGTCACTATAGGGCATAATTTAGCTTCTTGTAACAGCTCTGTTGCTTGAGGTAAGAAGTCTGCTAACTCAAAATATTTAAAGTTAGCAAACTTGTTTTGACCACTCTTTTTTATATCTAATTTATTAAACTTAATTCTTACATCCATCAATTTTATGTAAATATTATTCACTTCCATCAATTTCTCCCTCCATTTCTCTAATATTTCTTTCTAAAACTGACACAAAACCATCTATATAATCACCATAGTTCCCTTGTAATTTGTATTCTTCTAAATTTTCTTTGAATTGTTGCAAAGTGCATCCTTTTCTATGTTTATCTATACAAAATTCTAATGCTGATATTTGTCCAAATTTTACATCCCAATCTACTTCATCTACTGTTGTAAATCTTAATAAAAATAATCTATCTTCTAAATCCTTAATTATCTCATTTTTTGTTTTCATTTATTCCCCCTTATGTTATAATATACCTATAATTTTTGTAACTTATTTTCACTTAGAGCCTGTGCGAAGGCTCTTTTTTTATATCTGGACATCTATTGGTCTATCTTTTTCAAGTTCTTCTTGATACATCATAGCTTCTCTAAACTCAATAGAAGCTTCTAACTCAATGTCATGTTCAAGACCCTCTAATATATTTTGACTAGCAAATTTTACGGCTTCCCACCACATTAAACTACTATTATTTTTTGTACCTTGTAATTTACATATTTCTTTTTCTGCTTGTTTAATTTGACCTATTGCTATTAGTCTAGCTGCTTCCATTTAAATCCCTCCCAATTTATATTTATTACTATCTATATAAGCTACATTCTAAATTGCTACAATTATTACACATTAAACCTTTTAGAATGTTATATTACCTATTCTAAATCCATTCTTTTTGTGCTATAATTTGTTTGTGTTATATTTTATTTTTTATTTTTTTGTGTGTTGGTTATTTGACCAGCACTTTTTTATTTAATACTCCAACTGATATTTTCTTACCAGTTTTAATATCTTTAAATACTATGTCTGCTATAGCTTTTCCATCTTTTTTAAGAGTTACTATATTATTCTTATTAGTATTAAAGCTTAACAATTTCATCCCCCCTCTCTGCTGCTTTTAAAAGTTCATCCAAATTTTTACCTTGATTTCTTTCAATAAAATCATCAACTTCATATCTTGAAATTTTTCTACCATCACCTCTAGCCAGTGATTTTATCAAACCTGTGCTCACTAACCTACGCATAAAAACTGTATCTAATTTTAAAATTCCTCTTGCTTCTTCTACTGTTATCAAGTAATTTGGATAACCTCTTTTTATTAAAACAACTATATCTTTAGGCTCCAGTACTTTTACCTTTTGTTCAACAGTTTGACTCTTAACTCTATCTGTTTCTTGTTTATTTATCTCTATTTCTATTAAACTTTTTAAACTATCACTCAATCTTTCAACTATTTTATTTGAATTGTCCATTTTTTAATCCCCTCACTATCAAAATATTCTGTATTTAATTGTTACAGCTTTTACTCTTCATGTACTTCATAAAATAGTGTGTCTAACATATATAGCAGAATACTATTTTTATCTATAACTAATTCTTCTTCATCTTTAATGTAAAATTTTATTAAGTCTTCATTTATACAATAAGTTATATAATTATCTTCACTAATGCACATACCTACTTCTTTTTCTATCTTATTTTGGTCTGCTATTTTTATGTCTGCTATTGTATCAAGAGTATTTACTATTTTATAAAATATCTTTTCTCTATCATTCAATTCATAACTTTCCTCACCTATATAAACAAGATATTTGATTAATTCATCCTCTTCTATATCACCAAAAAACTTTATCATAAACTCAAAAGTAAAATCATCAAATAGTTTTTCATCTATTTCTGAATACTCAAAATTCATTTTTTTATAGTTCAAAGCTGTACTTAATGCAATTTTGTCTAAAATGTCTCTATCTATTTCTAAAAAACCATAATCATTAGCTATTTCATTGTTAACACCATTCATAACTTCCTTAAAATCATCTATCATGTTCAATTCTTTAGCTGTTAAATCCATCTCACTTTCAGTTCCAACACTTACTATTCTGTTATTTTCTTTCATTTTCTTATTCCTCCTTAAATTTAAGTTTTTAAAGTTATATTTAGCAACTTCTGAATTTAGTTTTCAAAACCCTTTAGTACTTTTTCTAAAACTGGTATTACATTTTCATAATATCTAAAATTAGGTACTTGTTTATCTGAATATTTAGCTTTATCCCATACATTAATTCCATACTCATCTGTTTTTAGATTATAAGCATTTGCTAATCCTCCAACTTTGTTAGCTGAAATTCCTAACATCTTACCTATATCTGTAGCTGAATAAGTTTTTCTTTCTATTTTAGGAAGTGGTATTAATGTTTCTCCAGAAAGTAATTCAGTAGTCTTTGAGTACATAATCTGTTTATATTCTTTTATATCTACTTTGTCAGCTAATTCCAGATATATCTTTGCTTCTCTCGCTCTTGCATTTTTTAATCTTGCTTGAGCATTCATGTATTTTATTTCTGATTCATCCTTAATATTTTTAGATTTAGTGCTGTATGTACCTGTTTTTCTTATTGATGGTAGTACTTCATCAAATACCCAACTCTCAAATTTTTCAGCGCTTGGTAATTCGCTATTTGTAATTAATCTATACATATCACCTTCTGGTATTACATTTACTTCCAAGGTCTTAGTTTTACTTTGTGGATGTGGTATGTGGTGTTTCACCACCCACTTACAATGTTGTTTAATTGCATTAGTTGTATCTTTATAACCTAAACATCTAGCAATATCTGTGGCTACAAAATATGGTTTACCATCAATTTCAATTGTTCTTATTTCTCCAAAATCACTGTTTTTAAATACTTGTAAATTATTACTCATAATTTCTTCCTCCCTAGTTTTTTATTTTGGTGTCAGTTTGAATGACACCTAATAAACCTACTCCAGTCATCTTTCGCCCACTTGTGGTCGAAATCACATTTCAGCTCTGTGTTTTTGTATCAACTATTTATAATTGATTTTTCTAAAAGCTCATTTGATACTTTCATACCATCTGCCATTGCAGAAATATAATTTTGTTGTTCTAAATTTAATTTTTTAAACAAAAGAGTCATTTGAATAAGCTTTCTATCATCATCATCTAAATTCAAATTATTTAAATGAGAATTAATTTTTTGTGTTTTCATTTCAACACCTCCTTGTGTTATAAACACAGTATATCACCTTGTCTCTGTGTGGTCAACACTTATTTTTAAATATTTTTGTGTTTTTACCACAACATTTATGTTGACTAATTCTTTTTTGTGTTATACTATCTAATTAATAACATAATTATTAGGAGGAAAATCATGCATGAACGTATATATAAAATAAGAACATCCTTAAAAATGTCTCAACGTGAATTCGGTGAAAAACTTGGTGTAAGCAGAGATGTTATAAGTAATATTGAATATAACAGAGTTACACCTAAACCTGTATTTATACAACACTTATGTGAGCTATATAATGTTAATAAAGAATGGCTCTTAACTGGTGAAGGGGAAATGTTTATAGAGTTCTCTGAAAATGAAAAGGTATTAAAAATAGCAACAAATATTATAAATGAAGATGATAAATTTATGAAAAATATATTATTTACTTTTAGTAATCTAAATGATGAACAAAAAGAATTTCTTACGAACTTAATGAAAAACATGACACAATAAAACCACCCAAAAAAGGGTGGCTATTTTTTTATGTTCGGTTTTAAATTTGTTGCTACTATATTTATGTACTTTAAATGTTCTATATCTAATGCATCTCTAAACTTTAAAATTTGATTTATTCCTATGTTTGCTAATTTTTCTGCATCATTTATTAATTTTTTTCTTTCTTCATCCATTAAATCAATCCTCCTGTATTAAATTATTCCTATTTAAGCATAAGCAAATACTTTTCTATCCGTTTTTTAATTTCACTATGATTCTTTAAAACGAATTTATATTATTCCTTGATTTTCAACAGCCTATATAGTTTAATGAACATTTTACAATAAAAAAAGTTTAAGTTAAAGACCTTATTCTCTCTATATCTTACATTATATTAACACAAACAAAACTTGTCAATATTTAAATACATTTTTATGTTAACTTTAATAAAATAAGTTCACATTTCTATAAACTTATGCTATAATTTTCATAAAGGGGGGTTTTATTTATGGCAACTTTTGGTGAAAGGTTTAAATTTTTAAGAACAGAAATGAATCTAACTCAAGATGAACTTGTTGAAAAATTTAATAAAGTTTACCTTACGAGTTTTAATAAATCGACAATATCACAATATGAAAATAACAAAAGAAAACCAGAGATAAATATTTTGGAAAATTGGGCAGATTTTTTTGATGTATCAATTGATTACCTTTTAGGAAGAACTCTTGTTAGAAATCACATAGATACTGTAGCAACACACAAAGCTAATCCTAACGAAATTTTACCAGAAGAAGCTCAAGAACAACTTAATGATTATATTGAATTTTTAATAAATAAGTATAAAAAATGAATATTTAGAGCAGTTCACTCCTGCTCTTTATATATAAAAAAGCAACACATACATTCTTTTTATAGGGGGATTTCCATGAATAAACTAGACGCACTTTTAGACTTAGCAAATAATGAAGAGATAGAAATTTACTACACTGACAAAATAGCAGATGACATAAAAGGATTGTATATAAACAGACAAGGACTAAAGATTATATCATTACTTAATTCATTAAAACAAAACAATGCTAAACTAATAGAAATCTTAGCAGAAGAATTAGGACATCATTTTACCAGTGTTGGAAACTATGTATCTTCAAAAAACAGTTACAAAAATAAAATCTTGATAGACAAAACTGAAAACAAAGCACTAAAATGGGCATGTGAATTTCTTATAACAGAAGAAGAAATAATACATGTTATTAATTCACACGCTACAAGTGTATACGAAATAGCTGAAGAATTACAAGTTAGCATCAACTTCTTACTAAAAAGATTAGAATTTCTATCAAAAAAGAAAAGCATGTTGGACTTAGGAAATAATAGATTTTTAGTATTAACTAATTTGCCAAATTTCTACATATATGAGGATATTTTTTAAACTCATTTATTCTACTTTTATAGATTTTTTTACTTAATAAATATATATTTCAATATCATTATAATAAACTACACATAAAAGCTAAAAAATTGTAAGAATATTAAGAAAATAATTAAGTAAAAACCAAATAAACAAAATTAAGATAATATTGTACATAACAAAAGTATATAAAGAGCAGTTAATCTGCTCTTTTATATAAACACCAAGCAAACATACATTCTAAAAGGGAGGGATACTATTATGAAAGGTGGAGTAAGAAAAAGAAGTAACAAATGGTATTACTACTTTGACCTAGGCATAGTAGAAGGAAAAAGAAAAAAAGTAGAAAGAGTTGGAGGCAATACTAAAAAAGAAGCAGAAAAAGCCTTAAGAGAAGCACTAAATGAATATGAAAACTCTGGCATAGTATTTGAAGAAAGCAACATCAGTTTATCAGACTACTTAGACTTTTGGTACAAAGAATATGTCTTACTTAACTGTAAATACAACACTCAAGAAAGCTACCGAATAAACATAGAAAAACATATAAAGCCAAAGCTAGGAGCTTACAAAGTAAAATCTTTAACTCCTGCAATACTACAAAACTTCATAAACAAAAAGTACAAAGAGGATTACTCTCAAAATACATTACAAGTATTAAAAGCCATATTACATAGGTCATTAAAATCAGCAGTCCACCCTTACAAACACATACGAGAAAACCCTATGCAATATGTAAGCATACCAAAAACTAAATCTAAAACAGAAACTAATAAAGTTAAAACTATTACATTAGAAGAATTTAATCAAATACTAAATATATTTCCTCAAGATTCATTTCAACGTATAGTTTTACTAATTGGATTTCATACTGGTATGCGAAGAGGTGAAATTATTGCACTAAAATGGGATAATATAGACCTTGATAATAAAACTATCACAGTAAAGCATACTTTGATTAAAAAGCCAAATGGAATGTTTGAATTAGGGCAACCAAAAACAGAAAGCTCTTGCAGAACTATATTTATAGGTGACACTTTAATAAAGGCATTAAAAGAACATAAATTATATCAAAAGAAAATGAAATTAAAATATGGAGAATTTTACTTTGATAGTGATTGGGTATGTACCAAAGAAAATGGTCAACAAGTGAATACTCACACTTTAGACACTATAGTAAGACAAATTCGAGTAGCTTTAAACAATGACTTCCATTTTCATTCTTTAAGACATGCACATGCTACCCTATTATTAGAAAATGGTGCTAACATTAAAGACATACAAAACCGTTTGGGTCATAGCCAATTATCAACTACAATGGATACATATTCACATGTAACTGATAAAATGAAAAATGAAACTGTAGATATATTTGAAAAAATTACAAATTAGAGTTTGCCACCCAAAAATATAATACGGTGGCAAATGGGTGGCAAAATCTAATTTATCTATTTTAAAAGCTAAAATTATCAAATTTATATAGCAAGCTATATACTTGTAATTTCAAGCCTTTAGAGTATATAACAATCATAACCAATATAAGGTATTAGTAATAAATCTAATGAATAAAACTTAATATTTACTTAAGTTGTAATATTATTCTAAATTGTATAATTAAAATTTAATAAGTTCTTAATTATATAGTCATTGATTTATTCGCAAAAATAAAAAATGCCAATCTATCTCTAAACAAAAACTGAATACCAATAAAAATTTAATAAAAAATTTTATCAATATTCAGTATAAGTT